AATCAGGAAATTAAGGAAGTAGGTGTTGGTAGTGCAGCATTTAATAAGGCAGCAGGTAATATTCAGAAACTAGAAAAGGAACTGAAATCAACTCAAGCCACTGTTGAAGGATTTACATTAGATAAAAAACTAGAAGCAGCAGATGGTGCAATTAAAGTTGTAGCAGGTTCTGTAGCTGGTTTAACTGGTGCCGTAGGACTATTAGGTATTGAATCAGAAGAATTTGATAAATTAACTGCACAAGCAACCAATGCAATTGCATTTGGTATGGGTATAAAAGATGTATCTGAAGGTGTAGGTAAATTAGCTAAAAACTTTAGTATAGCAGGTACAAAAGCAAAAGTATTTGCTGCAGGACAAAAAATATTAAATCTAGCACAACGAGCATTTAACGCTATATTAGCAGCAAATCCAATTGGTTTAACTATATTAGCAATTACAACGTTAGTTGGTTTAGTTGTTGCATTAAAAGATAAATTTGAAGCTGTAAATAAAGTATTCCAGTTCTTTAAAGGATTAGTTACTTCAGTAGGTGAAGCATTAGGTTTAACAGCATCAGCAGAAGAAAAAGCAGCACAAGCAGCTAAAGAAGCATCTGAACAACGTGTTAAAGACATTGATAATGAACTTAAAGTACGTAAAGCAGCAGGTGAATCGACTGTAGAGATAGAACGTGAAAAACAACGTTTACTAACGTCATTAACATTAGAAGGTAGTCAGGAAAGAAAAGATGCAGAAGCAGATGCAGCCGCGTTTGAAGCAGCACAACTTAAGGCTGCACAAGATATTCGTGATAAAGCAGCTGCAGATAGAAGATCAAAACGTAAGGCAGCTAGGGAAAAACAAAAGGCAGAAGACGAAGCAGCAGCACAAAAGAAATTAGATGAGGAAAAGGCTGAAACAGAACGTTTAGCACAAGCTGAAGTAGATAGATTAAAAACTATAGACGATATAAAGCAGGAATTCCTTAACATGATTCAGGAACGTGATGCAGAAACTGAATTAGCAAAAGCTGAATTAGATGAAGAACGTAAATTAGCTGAATTAGAAGAATTAGGTGCTGATGAAGAAGCAATACAAGCAGTAAGAGATTACTATTCACAAATAAAAACTGAGGCAGCATTAAACGATAAGGCTACACAAAAAGCAATCGTTGATCAAGAAGCACAAGATGCTATCGATGCTAAAATGGCTGAAATTGATGGTAAAGCACAATTAGAACAAGCATACATAGGTTTAGTAGGTCAATTTGGACAATTATTAGGTCAATTAGCAGGTGAAAGTAAGGAATTACAAATAGCAGCAGTAGTAGCACAACAAGCAGCTAGTATAGGACAAATTATTTCTAGTACAGCAGCTGCGAATGCAAAAGCAGTATTAGCATCTCCAATTACAGCTGGTCAACCTTGGGTTACTATTAACACTGTATCAGCAGGTTTAGGTATCGCAGGTTCAATTGCTGGAGCAGCTAAAAGTATATCACAAATTAAAAATAGTGATAGTGGTGGAGGAAGTGTTGGTGGTGCGCCTACATTACCTCGTGGAGCTAGTTCAGCACCAACGATATCATCAGCAAATATAGACATTGGAACTAACCCTGAAACTAATGTAGACAATACAGCAGTACAAGCTTACGTAATATCAGGGGATATAACATCATCACAAGAAGCAGAAGCTAAATTAAGTACAAGAAGAGCCATAGGCGGTTAAAATATAACAATATGAAAGTAATAAAATTAGACATTGATGAAGAAAACATATTCGAAGGAATAGATGCAGTAGCATTGGTTGCAGAACCAGCTATTGAATTAGATTTTCAATTTTTCAACAAACAAAACTTTGCTAAAACGTTTAAAGATTATCCTCAAGCAGCTCGTAAAGCAGCAGAACAAGGAATTAAACGTAATAAAGCGATAAAAAATAAATGTGGTACCGCTGTCGGCAAACGAAGAGCAACGCAATTAGCTAACGGTGAGAACGTGTCAATTCAAACAATTAAACGTATGAGGTCATTCTTATTACGTCAAAAAGATAATTACGATTTAGCTATAAAAAGAAGCGATTATAATGCATGTGGTTATATATCTTATCTATTATGGGGAGGACCTGCTGCATTACCTTGGGCAGAAAAGAAATTAAGACAAGCTGGTTTACTAGAGGAATCTAATAAAGAAGTAATTATGTCTGAAATGAAATGGGGTACTAAATCAGCAGCAGATAGAGAACGCATTTATAAAAAATATGGTTTTGCTGATCAAGCTGAAATAGATGGTATACCTGTATTTGCAGACGAAAATCAAGCATTAGTAATGGCTAGAAACATAGGATGTGCTGGTAGTCATAAACATGAAATTGGAGGAGAAACAGTTTATATGCCTTGTAAGACACATACTGAAGCAACTGATAAAATGCTTAAAAAAATAGAGGAATCTGAACCAGTTAAAATGCATAAACATTTTGATGAGTTTGATGATGACCAAAAAGAACAATTACTTAAGAATTTAAAATCCGTGGGTAAAACAGAAGCATCATTGATTGATGACACGTGGTTAGAAATTAGTGAGGATGAATTTAACAACAGTTTATACGCTGAATTCGCTGTAAAACGTAGTGATTCAAATCCAGATAAAGGATCATTACAAGATACATCGCAATTTAAAGTATTATACAAATACTCAGGACCTAGAGATTCTAAAAATAGAACGTTCTGTAGACAAGTATTAAATTTAGATTTATTATACAGATTAGAAGACATAAACAATATGTCATTATTTGGTGCTAATGAAGAATTTAGTACATACGATATATTCGTATACAAAGGCAGTTTCAATTGTAGACATAGTTGGCAACAAAAATTCTTTAAAAGGAATGATACCAACAATAAACGATCTGCCAAAAACCCGATCCTAGAAGAATTATTAGGAGGACCTAGAGCACAAGGTGCTGGTCAAACAAATCCTAAAGCAAGAACACAAGCTGAAATTGAAGCAGGAATACCTGAAGGTCAATTTGAGTTTAGTGCGGTTGGTGAAAAAATGGAATTAGCAGGACCACTTATGGTACCAGATAAATTAATACCTCGATTTGATGAGGAAGGAGAAAAATATTATGTATTCTTTGATTCTGCAGGTATTAAAAAACTATCATATAAATTGATGGAAAATAAATTAATTGATTCTGTAAACATAGAACATGATCCAGATAGAAAAGTAGCTGATTTAACATTAGTAGAATCATGGCTAGTAGCAGATGAGAAAAATGACAAATCTAACTCATACGGATACAATTTACCTAAAGGTAGTTGGTTTGGAGTTTATAAAGTAAACAACGAAGAAATATGGGACAAATACATCAAGACAGGAGCAGTAAAAGGCTTTAGTGTTGAAGGTATTTTTAACGATAAAACAATTTTAGCAAATAAACAAGAATATGCCTTTACCAAATCCTAAACCAACCGAAAAGAAAGACGATTTTTTATCTAGATGTGTTACATCAGATATAATGCGTAAAGAATTCCCAGATGGCAAACAACGATTCGTCATTTGCCTTCAGCAATGGGAAGATAAGTAATATATTTATACTCATACAACATGAATTAGTCCATTGATTCTATTGTATTATTGTATATATTTTTATATATTTTTTCTTTTAGGAAGGGATAGCACGTAACGGAACCTCGTTAGCTATCCTTTCTTTTATCTACTATATGTCCACGTTTTCTATCTGTAGAATATGAATTGTATTTAGGATAATCCCCAAATGCTAGTTTATGTTGTTCTAAATGGTATTTTTCTCTTATTATACGTTCATCTTTATCATCAACATACTCAATCATATCAAATGATAAATGTTTTCTATCTAACTTACCTGTAGCTAAATCATAAGAGATTTTAGGTTGCCACTTATCCATAGGTTTAATGTGCTTAGAAAAATGGTTTACACGACGTTGTTCTGGTATAGCAGATTGACCAATGTAAATAATATCTAATTTATCATAAACAGCATACACACCAGCATCAGTCTCTCTTTGATACTCTTTTATATATTCAGCTTTTTTAATTCTAAACAAAGGTAACTTCCATTTAGCCTCATGTTCGATTTTAGATTGTTTAGCTTTACAGGTTTTACATTTGTAAATACCACGTTTAAACATTGATAGATAGGTGTTGACACCAGGATTAAGGGTTGTTTCTTCTCCACGTTTAGCACATGCCGTACATATTTTAGGCCATGAATCTTGTTTGTTGTAAAATGTTCTCATATTGTATATTTTTATTTGTTCATATTATACGTATTCAATATAAATAGAATATCAACAGAAGCCAACAGATTTTGTAAAAGAAGTGAAATAATACGGATATTTATGATTAACGAAATGAGGCAAGTAGCCTCATCAATAATTTTTTTCAAAAACATTTACTATGACTAAAAATGAATTAAAAGAGTTAGTAAAACAACACTTTAATTTAGTCGAAGCAAACGTTGAAAAATTCGATAAAGCGGAACTAGAAGATGGTTCAAAAGTATCTAACGAAGAGGCTGGCAAATTTGCTATCGGACAAACTCTATTTATAGAGGACAAAGATGGTAATATGGTTAAAGCACCTGAAGGAGAGCACGTATCAACATCTGGTATCCAATTTATTCTAGACAGAGACTCTAAAATCACGGGTCTTAAATATCCAGACGCTAAAGGTGAAGGTTCAGCTGATCTTAAAGAAGATAAGATGGTTGAAGAAGACAAAGATCCACAAGCTAAAGATTTAATTAAGAAAGGTGATAAATCAGACGAAGGAGCATTCGCATCTAAAGAAGATGAAATGGATGCTAGAACTGATGCTGAAGAGGAAGGATATCTAGACGGAATTAAAGACGAGAAGCAAGACTTAATTAACGCAGGCGGATTTAAGCTAGAAGACGTTATCGAAGTAATTGGAGAAGTAGTTGAGGCGAAAGTAGAAGAATTAAAAGACAAAATGAAGTCTATGGATGACAAAATGAAATCCATGGAAGAAAAAATGTCTTCATTTAGTTCAGAACCAGCAGCTGATAAGACTGTTCCAGCAATCAAGTTTTCCAGAGCGGAAGGCACAACAAAAGCAGACAAACGCTACAACGCAATGTTGAAGAGAATGTCTAACAAATAATTAAAATTAAACTTAAACTATTATGGGATTAAATGTAGCTGCATTAGCAGACTTTAACAACGAAGTAGCAGGTAAAGTTTTACTTCAAACTATTTACAAAGGCAACACTGCCGAGTATGTAAGTATTCAAGAAGGGATTAAATATCAAGAGCCTTTGAACAAGGTTGCTGTTATACCTTATTTTCAAGGTGGTGATGCAGTAACTACTCCAAGTGGTTCAGCAATATTTACTCAAAGAAACAT